AGGAGGCTTCTCCGGGAATACAGCGAGAGGGAGGAGGACATAATGGAGGACACCGACGAGCTGCTGGACATCTACGAGGCTGTCGGGGCCATACCGGAGGCGGACAGGATAATCCTCTATCTCTACGCGGAGTTGGGGTCATTGAGGGCTGTGGGAAGAACCCTGGGGGTGTCCTACTCAACGGCGAGGAAGGCGGTCCAGGAGATAAAGGAAAAAATATTTGACAATCTATATGGTAATACTTAATCTATTCATAATCAGCGTAATATGGGTCTTAATCCTGGATTTGTCGGGGTTTGCCCTCACCATAGACAAACTCCTTTACAGGATATTCTATAAGAACAGACCATTCAGGGATGACGCGCGTTTCAAACCCTTTGACTGTAGCCTCTGTATGACCTGGTGGACCTGCCTTATCTACCTAATCGCAGCGAACGCCCTCACACTACCATATATAGCCCTCTCCCTATTATTCGCCTGGGGCACAACAATAGAGAAAGATGTTCTCATTTTCGTAAAGGACCTAATCACCAAGATAATAGATTGCCTTTACACCCTTTTCAAACTATAAAGATATTTCTATAAAAACCAACGATATGTTTTACACAAAGGAACAGATAGATAAACTGGAGAAATACAGGAAGACATTTGAGACCGCCGTACGCAGCGGTTTCGCGAGGAATGTGGGCAGCGTAGCCCTCAAGGAGATAGAGGAGGTATACGACACCGCCTACGGCTCCCACTACTCATATAATAGCGGCTGCAGTGTATGCGTCCTTGGTTTCTTAAAGAGGGTCGGCGAGCCCTTCCTCAAGGAGGCGGAGATATACAGGAGAAAGGAGGAGAGGGAGAGACAGGAGACCTTCCCCCCGGATGTTGAGATGAAAGACGGGACAATCACAGTGAGTTTTGACAGGGCGGAAGCGGAAATGGAAGCGTTAAATACTAACAGCACCGAACCGCCAAAAACTAATAAAAGGACAAGAAGGAAAAAAGATGGAACAGAATGAAACAATCACAATATTCAGCGACCCGGATAAGATAGATATGCTTATCAAGTCCAAACTCAATCTTTTCCCAGCAAGGGGAGGTAAAGTTCCGTCAAAAAGCATAAAGTGGTCTGAATCGGAACTGGCAATCATAGATTATGTCATTTGGACTTATATAACCGAGCAAGGATTATCCAGGGAAGCCACAGCAGCACAACTACACACCCGTTGGGACATAGCCCTATCAACAGCCAGGAAGTACATTACCGACAGTATTAAGAGAGCGGCCAAAAGATTCCCGGCAGAAGACATAGAGGAAAAGCGTACCAGGTTCCTTGAAAGGTGTGAAGCCATACTCCAACAGGCAATAGAGGACGGACAGAAAGACACCGCATTAAGGGCATTGGACACCTACGCAAAAGCAGCTGGTCTCTACAAGGAAACCAAAGACATTAACCTTCAAGGTGAGACTTCTATAACCTTTGATTTCTCATAATTTTTTTGTAATTTTTTGGTATAAAAGCAATTAGTTATGATAAATGAGATTTGGAAGCCGGTATTGGGATACGAAGGTCTTTATGAGGTAAGCAACTACGGGAATGTAAAGGCACTGAACTTTAACAGGACGGGAAAGGAAAGACTGATGAAGCCCAACATACTCAAAAACGGATATGTACAAGTAGAGTTCAAAAAGGACGGAGAAAGAAAGTGTTTCAAAATCCACCGCCTTGTTTGGGAGGCTTTTACTGGACCAATCCCAGAAGGTATGGAAGTAAATCATATCAACGAGGATAAGACAGACAACAGGCTCCGAAACCTAAATCTAATGTCCAAGGTTCAGAATTGCAATTGGGGAACAAGGAACAAGAGGATAAGCAAAGCCCACAACAAGCAGATAGTACAATATGACCTTGAAGGAAACGAATTGAAGGTATGGGACAACGCAAAGGAAATGTGCGAGTTATACGGATGGTCAAGTGGTGCTATCTCGGAAGCTTGTAGTGGAAAACGCAAGTCCGCTTATGGTTTTAAGTGGGCTTATAAAGAATAAACTGAAAGAGAAATAGTTTTGGCAAAAAGATTTAAGGGAATACACCCATTTTCGTTTCAAAAAGATGTAATAGATGAGGTCGTAAATGCAAAGGGAACCGGAAAAACTGTGGTTGTGAATAGCCGCAGACAGGTAGGTAAATCCACTTTGATAGCTAATCTTCTTCTCTTCTACGCAATCAACTACGCCAAAACAAAGAACTACTGTCTCTCCCCGACACTTAAACAGGGAAAATCCATCTTTAAGACAATTGTTGCGGCTATTTCGGCCAGTGGAATTATAAAAAGCAAAAATGCCACAGATTTGACAATTACGCTGATAAATGGCAGTGTAATCAACTTTAAGTCTGGGGAACAACGGGAAAGTCTGCGAGGTGAAACTTGTAGCGGAATACTTTGTATAGATGAGGCGGCTTATTTATCTGATGACATATTCAATATAGTAAAACCTTGGTGCGATTTCCACAAGTCCGTAATGCTCATTGTATCAACACCTTTCGTTAAATCTGGCTTCTTCTGGCGTTACTACAATTACGGAAAGAACCTGGAATACAACACAGTGACGATAGATTGGGCCGATGAAAAATACCAGGAGGACTTGGACTATATTCTCCCACAAAGCAGATTGGAAGAGTACAAGAAGACACTTCCCCACAATGTATTCCGGTCAGATTATCTTGGTCTCTTTATTGACGATGACGGTTCTGTATTCACCGATTTCAAAAAATGCGTACAGCATAATTCCATATCTTCTACTGACAGCCTATATGTTGGGATTGACTGGGCTAATGGTGGTGAGGGTGATGATACTGTAATAAGTGTCCTAAACCAAGACGGAAAGCAGGTGTATTTGGATTACTTCAACAGATTAAGCCCCACAAAGCAGATAGACAGGATAGAACGGTTCCTTATTTCATATTTGGACCAGATAGCCGTTATACAAACCGAACTCAATAGCCTGGGAACGCCTCTAACGGACTTTTTAAAAGAACGGTCACAAATAAAGCCAATAGTGGATAAGTTTGAGGGATTCAACACTACGAACCAGAGCAAGAACAGTTTGGTGCAGAATCTTCAATTGGCTTTTGAACAGGGAACGATTGCAATACTTGACAACGAGAAGGAATTGAGCGAACTGGCAACATACACAGCAGAATACAATGTGAAGACCAGGAATGTCTCATATAATGCCCCCAGCGGACTTAAAGACGATATATGTATTGCCCTAATGCTTTCCTACGACGCTTACAGGCAGGGCTCGGCTGTAGGAAGTTACAGTTTGGGGTTCTCCTGCGGCTATAAACGATAACATATTACCGATTATGACATATTACGATTTGACCATAGAGAAGTACCAGAGGATGATGGAGGTCCTGGAGGAGACCGGGGACGAGCTCGCCGCGCAGGCCACCCTATTGGCGATACTGGACGACTGCCCCGTAGACGATATCCTGGACCTGCCCCTCTCCGCTTACAAGGCGAAGGCTGCGGGACTGTCTTTCCTCGGTGAGCCCCTCAACCCGAAACCCGTATGCCCCAAGACCCTCACCATAGGCAAGGAGGTGTTTGAGGCGGTCAGGGATGTCAGGAAGTTCACAGCCGGGCAGTACATTGACTACAACACCCTCATAAAGAGCGAGGATTTCAACCAGGTCATACATAATGTCCTGGCCTGCTTCTTCGTCCCCAAGGGCAAGGATTACGGGAAGGATTACGACATTATGGAGGTGGCGGAGAAGATAAGGCGTAATGTCTCAATAGGCTTCGCGATGGATGTCTGCTTTTTTTTTCAAAAGAGGTCGATAGCTTCAATCAACAGTATGCTGGACTATTTGGTCTTGACGACAAAGATAAGGATGAGGAAGGCCGGCAGGGAGACGAGACCGAAGCTGAAGGAGGCGGTGGAGAAGATGGAGCTATTGAGGGATTCTTTCAACGCTGGAACTGGTTCTATAATTTAGATGCGGTGTCAGACACTTTAAGGATTAGTTGGGATGAGGTGCTGCAAAAGTCTGTGGTTGAGTTCCTTAACATATTATCATACAGGAAGGACAAGAATAACTGGGAAAAGGAGAGCATAAGGAGGGCGAACAACATAAATGGACGGGATTATTAGATGGGACAACCTTCAGAGGGTTCTGGGCGAGTTCGCGGTTGAGCTGCGGAACAGGTACCAGGACAACCTCATAAGGGACGGGAAGATTGCCGGCGGTAACCTTCTCAACAATATGGAGTACAAGGTTGAGTCCGGGGACAGGAGCGTAGAGGTGTCCCTGCGGCTTGAGGACTACTGGAAATGGGTTGAGGAGGGAAGAGGCCCCGGGAAGTTCCCCCCGCCCGACAGGATTATGGAATGGATAAGGGTCAAGCCCGTCATTCCCGACAACAGGACCGGCAGGCTCCCCACAGAGAGGCAGCTGGCGTTCCTCATAGGCAGGAAGATAAGCGAGGAGGGGATAAAGCCCGGGCACCAGTTGAGGGAGGCTGTGTCCGACATAATGGGCGAGTTTGAGTCCAGGATTGACGAGGCGATAAGCAGGGACATTGACGCGGGGTTTGATGTGTTGTTCAGTTCATTTTTCAACGGGAACTGAACCCCCCGCTCAAAAACACTGACGGAAGAATAAATATTTCACCTAAAAAGGAAAATGCCCACAATTAAGCGACCAATTTGGCAGGACACATACTACACCTCAACGGCGTACACCATCCTGGACTATGTGATAAATGTGACCGGGGGGAGGACAATCTACGAGGGAAGGGCTTACCGCAGACCGGGAGCCTCACAGATAAGTGTCAATATATCAAAGATTTGTCAGGATTATATAAAGGATTCCTTCAGGGACGCGGACTTCCGCACCCTTGTCGGGACCACCTACACCCACCCGGACAGTTATGTGGAGTTCCAGCTCCTCAACGCCTCAAACGGCTCCCTTCTCGCCACCTACGGCTTCATCTACGACTGGAGTTACGAGGGGTGGAACGGGGGTACCAGGACCGTCTCAAACCCCATAAACAACCACTGTACGGCGGGGATGTACGCCTTCAACACTGTGTGCTCCACCGTTACGGGCTCCGACTATATGCGGCTGGCCACAACCGTCTCTATGCCCCTCTCCGGGAACAGCTGCGGGGAGTACGCCCTCTACTACAAGAACAGGAAGGGCGGATGGGACTCGTTCCTGATTGAGGGCACCGTCACCAAGAAGGACACCTACACCAAGTACACATACAACAGGTCCTTCAACAACAACACCCTGGAGTTTGAGAACGGGACATACCACTCCCAGATTATCACCTCCTACCAGCTCAACACAGGCTGGCTGTCTGACACCCAGTCGGATAACCTCGCGTTCAACCTGTTGAGCTCAAACGAGGTCTATCTCCACAGCATATGCGACAACAAGGTGTTCCCGGTGGTCATAACGGACAACGAGGCCACCTACAAGACCTACCACAACAATTCCAGGAGGCTCATCAACTATCAAATAAATGTAGAGGAATCACAACGCAAGGAGGTTTTGTAAGAAACGGATTATTTTTGTATATTATTGTAAAAGAGAACATTATGCAAGAAAATTGGAGAGATATTCCAGGTTACGAAGGGCTTTACCAGATTAGCATTGACGGTGAGGTAAGGTGCAGGAGATTTTATATGAACGGGAAAGTCAAAATATTGAGTAACAAGCCCAAAAAAGATAATAGGATTTATTGGTGTCTTTCCAAGGATAACAGGAAGAGCGACAACCAGGCCGCAAAATGGATTGCCCTCACATACCCGGAACTGATAGAGAACGATTATTTTGACGGGGCGGAGATTGACCATAAGGATGGGGATAAAATGAATAACAACCCACTCAACCTGCATTGGGTGTCAAGGGCCGGAAATATGAATAATCCCATAACAAAGAAACAGATAGCAAATACGGAATTAAATCGGTCAGACCTTTCAAAGAGGGTGTTCCAATACACACTTGACGGGGAATATGTGAATGATTATCCAAGCACCCAAGAAGCGGCAAGATTGACAGGTTTTAGCCAGGGTTGCATAGCTGCGGTTGCGAGAGGCGAGAGAGAGACCCATAAGGGTTATAAATGGATTTATAAAGAAGTTAATTAGTTATGCGCCAGGAAATCTCTCTTTATTTGGGCGGTAAGGAGGTTCAATTTTCAGAGCCGCCGGAGATACTGTTCTCCTACATAAGGACGGACTACACAGACCCCACCGTACTGCGTAACTCCTACTCCAAGACCCTGACCATTGAGGGCACCCCGAACAACAACCAGATTTTCAACAGCATCTACCACCTGGACAAGATAAGCGACTACGGGACCTTCAACCCCGCCAAGAGGATGGATTTCCAGCTGTTCTCAAACGGTGACATATTGGAGCAGGGCTACGCCAAGCTGGACAAGATAAACAAGGACGGGAAGAATGTCACATACGACATAACATTGTTCGGGGGGCTGGGCGAGTTCCTGTTTAACTTAAGTTATGACCAGACCGCCGAGGGTAGTGATACCAGCAGGGGCGGCGGTGAGGACAGGAGGCTCTCGTCGCTTGTGTTCTATGATGAAACCGAACCTAATAAAGAATTCGATTTTGATATCACCAAGGAGACGGTCGCGGAGGCTTGGGAGGCTTTGGAGAAGGGAACCGGGGCCACAAAATGGCGGTATATCAACTTCGCCCCCGCCTACAACGGCTACCCGGAGGATTTTGACGCGGACAAGGTGCTGATAAACACCCAGGGCTCAACCTGTCCCGTAACCTGGAACAACAACGGTGTGAGCGGGAAGACGGACGGTTTCCCCGCCTCAATAACCCAGGGCGAGACCGCTTACAGGACATACAACAACTACGCTATCGGTGAGCTTCCCAAGGAGATGACCGAGTGGGAGATGAGAGACCTCCGCAGTTACCTCCAGAGGCCCGTTATGTCAATGAAGGGCTTTATTGAGGCCATCTCAAACCCGGTGAATAACGGGGGCTACAGCGTTGAACTCGATTCAAGATTCTTTTCAGACGAAAATATTTGGTACAGCAAGGCCTGGGTCACCCTCCCCCAACTCAAAAAGGACGAGGTTGAGACCGGGCAGAGCGCCAAGACGGAGGTGGCGAACAACATACTGTCCGTAAGCTCCGAGCTTGGGCAGGACTACGATATGAGGTACTACCTCTCCGGTCTGACCGCGGGGGCCGTATACAAGGGCATTAGCCTCACATTCAGTTTCAACACCGTTATGTCCGGTATGCCCGACGAGGTCTACACCACCGTCTATGACTACAACCTGGGAACCTGGGGAAGGGACGCCGGTTATTTCTCCTCAATCTTCGTACAGCTGGTCGGTGAGGACGAGAACGGTGTGGCGATAGCGGGAAGCCCCATATACAACTTCACAAGCCCCTACGGCGACGAGAAGGAGTGGTGGTTCGTAGGTCTGGGGAAGGCGAAGGACCCATCAAAATGGACGACGAGGGAGGAGTTCAAGGATGTCTACACCCCCTCGTTTGAGACCAACGACATTGATAAGTTGGGGTGCTTCCGCAAGACCTCCGGGAACAACTATGTGTGGGAGAGCAAGGACGGGGCCCAGACCGCCTTCACAGCCGAGCTCACCGACAAGTTTGAGTACCACAGGGTCTATTTCAGGGTGACCAAGTGCTGCCGGTGGAGGGATTACAAGAAGGGAGAGCCTGACCTCAACTGCTTTGAGGAGCAGATATTCTCCGGTATGACCGACTCAGAGGCCAAGAGGAGGAGCATCCTGGGCGGGTATGTCAACAGGAGGCTCCGGAGGTGCGGTTTCGGCAGCATAGGCTCTTTCACAACCGACACAATCACAGCGGCGACAGCGGTCACACAGACACAGGTTGTGGGCTCGCAGGTCAAGTACACCGTCGTAAGCGATGTTGTGCGCTCCGGTGACCACATATCAAAGGGCGACCTCCTCAACTTTGACGGTACGCCCTGCGACTACCTGTTGAGTTACTGCAAGCTGTTCAACCTGTACCTCTCCAAGGACACCTACGAGAAGAAGATTTACATAAGGACCAGGGACACTTTCTACAACGGGGGGACCATTGACCTTGACCAGTTCATTGACAGGAGCAAGGAGATAAAGGTGAGCCCCCTGGCGATGGATTCCAGGTGGTACGATTTCGCCTACCCGGAGGACGAGAAGGGGGGCGCCGCCGAGGACTATGACTTCAACTACGGTGTGGAGTACGGCAAGAACAAGGTCCAGACCACATACGAGTTTGACTCCGCCGCGAAGAACCTGTTTGAGGACAACATATACCAGAACGCGGTGCAGGTCCAGGAATCCTCCAAGTACTACACATTGAGGACCGTCCCTTCAAGGGTGGGGCCCCACAGCCCGATGCGGACCGTCCCCACATTCCTCTACACCTCGGTGGACTACAAGCTGTTCGCAGACCCCAACGACACCCTCTCCTCCTGCGCCCTCATACCGCAGAGCGGATACTCGCAGTCGGGATACACCTCCGCGGACGGCAAGGAGGACTGGCTCCCCAAGCTGCAGCTCAACAACGCCAACGACCCCATTGACGGGACGAACATACTCTGCTTCTACGGCGGATTCAAGACGAGCCCCAACATAAACGGGCAGCAGGCGATTTACTACCTGACCGACGACCTGGCGGAGATGTATGTGGTGAACGGCGAGACCCCCTGCTGGCTCTGGACCAAGAGCGAGTACAACGGCTCACAGAAGATTGCCAAGGGTATGACCAAACTCCCGGTCTTCTCCCGTATGCTCTACAACGACGCGGGGGACAGGATTGACTACACCTGGGACTTCGGGAGGGTCAGGGACACATATGTTCCGGTCAAGGCGTACAACGACAGGTCCACAATCTACGAGAGGTGGTGGGCCAAATATATCGCCGACCTCTATAACCCGAATACGAGGGTCGTTGAGGCCTATGTGAAGATGGAGGGCAAGGTTGTGGGCGACTGGCTCCGGGCGATGTACTGGTGGGACAACTGCTACTGGGTTCTCACAGAGATAAATGATTATAACATAACGAGTTATGATACAACCAGGTGCAAGTTTGTGAAGGTCAACGACATCTCCAACTACACCGACGGGATTACGCCCCCCACAGCGTCCACACCCACAGCGACGCTTGTGCCCGCGAAATATATGATTGACGCGAGCGGCGAGACCATAACCGCGGTGGTGAAGACCTCCGACGGCGGGGCCTGGCATCTTGAGTACCCCTCCTATGTCCATCCCTCCCAGGTGGCGGGAACCGGTGACACCACAATCACCTTGAGGTTTGACAGCAACCCGAACCCTGACGGCAGGGACTTTGACATAAGGGCTTACAGGACGGTCGGGACCAGCACACACTTCTGGCAGGAGGGTACGGAGTCCACAGATAAGAGGTTCTGGGTCTCGTACAAGTACTACATAGCCAACGGCGGGGAGGACCATTTCGCCGACCTTGTCAAATACACCAGGAGGGGAAGCGACGGTGTGACGGTCTCCTGCGACGCCGACTGGGTCGTTGTTGACAGGCCGCTCACCTGGGACGGGGATGTGGGGTCGTTGAGGTTCCTAATCGCG